ATATTGATGAGATATTCCTGTGTCTTATTGATTCGCAGTTTCTTAACACGTTTAAACTTACGATCAGCAATACGTTTAGCCATTAATAATCTCCATCATATGATTATTATACCATATGTCTAGACAAAAGTACAATAAAAAAAGGGAGAGATTGCTCTCTCCCTTTGCTCTTAGCTGCCGGCCATTTCAAGGGCCTTTTCCATTGCCTTAGTCTTGAGATTGCGATTATAACCATACCAGGAATTGGTAAGACGATTATCTGTGTTCTTGCCGAGAAGATGATCAGTCATATATGTAACTGTATTAAAGAGCTGCCAAAAGCTGCCCTTTGCAAATTCAGCACCAGGCTGAGTACCAACAATGCTCAGGGCAGTATTGGCATTACGAGAGAGCTTAAGATCGCCACCAGCATTTGCTGCGGTCGGAAAGATATATCGGAAATAATCCATGGCATTCTCACCAGTGGCCTGCTTAGCTCCGAGGAACTGAGCCATCTCCTTGTACTTAGCCAGCTTACCAGTAGCAATACCAAGCATGAGCTTGACGTCCGACGCCTCAAACTGAGTACGATGAGAAATCTTAACCATTCGCTCTACCGAAGAATTAAGCGAGAGAGTAAGAGTGTTATTACAAACAACACGGATCGGAGTGAAACGCACATCAGTAGAGAATCCATACTTGTGGAAGTTACTGAAGAGCATATAAGAATCAATTCGATCACCCTTGAAGAGCTCGAACGATTCCTTAACCTTAGCAAGACCCCACACGATCTGACCATTTCGAAGCGAACCGGCAGTCTCCATCTGCATGTCGCCAGCCATAACATATTCATTGAAGAACTCGAAGGCTTCCTGATTCTGGACAGGATTCCAGTCTTCCGAAACGACATCAATCATACGATGATCAGTATTTCGAACGAGTGCAGACTTACCAATTGCCACATTCTTACCATTGATATTGGCATAGGCAGGAATCTTCTCGACCGTCCAATCGAGATTAGCAGCCTTCAACATCTGCTCAGGCGTGAGATCGGGAAGAACTTCCTTCCCGAGACCATGCCACGGCTTCTGGCCAACATAAGCCATAGAAGCCTTACCGTCAACAAACTCGAGTTCATGTGCCATAACAAATTATCCTATTCACTTTCACGTTGTAGTGGATGTTCTCATCCAATATAGTCATTATACATCATATAGAATGAGATGTACACGACTAAATGATGTAATTTTGTTATTTTTATTGATATAGAGTTGAAATTTTATGATTAGTGAATAGCTTTACTACTCTAGAAGTATAGTCTATTGTATTCTTAATGAATACATTTGGTTCATGATTCTCAACAGCAATCATGATAACTATTTGCGGTACATTGATATCGGTGCGTTCGGCTGTCATAAGAGCATAGCACGTCGACTGTAGAAAGTAACCTTCGATATCTTTCTCTTCCTTTGGATGAGAAGATGTCTTAAAGTCTACAATTGATCGTATTCCATTGTATCTAGCAATAAGATCGGTCTTGCCTGCAGTTCTTAGTCTATGAGAATAAAGTGGATGCTCTACTCCATATACTTCATCTACATTTTTATCAAGAATGTGTTGCATCGATTTGAATAGAATTTTATGCGTTGGCATAACTCCATTTAAATATGTTTCATCATTCATGAGATACTTCTCAAAGATGGCATGCACATAGGTACCACGTGAAGCAGCCATGCTGGAAATTGCATTGGCTTTCTCATCGCCAACACGTTTTCTCCATTCATAGAGCCACGTCTTATCTGAGTAATGACCAATAACGGTGGTGACCGAAGGATACTTCTCACCAGAAGGTGTTGTATAGTATCTCTTATTATCTATAGTTTCGGACGGAAGTTCAAACCGTTCGAGCAACGCATGTTTAAACACTTATTCCCAATCTATCTTTAGTAATGATATATTCACGTACAAGATTAGATCGTACAATATCATCACTATTGAAATCTACAAATTCAAATAATTTCATTTCTTTGATAATAGACATGAATTTATTAATGCCATTTCGCTCTACATCACGCCGAAAATCTGATTGTCTAAAATCACCACACATTAATACTTTACAATTTCTACCAACACGCGTAATTACAGAATCGAGTTCACCCAGATCCATATTTTGGATTTCATCGGCGATAACAATACTATCATTAAAAGTAGTGCCACGTACGAAAGAAGTAGATATGAATTCAACGTGACCCCTGCTGCATAGCGACGCATACGCATCACTTCGTCCAAATAGTTCTGTACATATAGCGGTGTACGGTGCTTCATATACTCTCGACTTATCTTTGTTATTTCCTGGTAAGAATCCCATGTCTCTTGTCGGGACAACGCTGCGTACAATGACCACTTTTTCATAAGGTGATTTACCATCAATAATTTGTTTAATAGATAGATATAGTGATAAAAAGCTTTTACCAGTACCGGCTACTCCGTGAAGAAGTATATTTTTATCTTCTGCAAAATAATTGAATACTAATTTTTGATTTTCAGTTAATGGTGCTATATTCTTTATCTGAAGTACATTTTTAGATACACTATCACCATTTTTTACATTTCCTGAATCAGCATTTTGAAGTCTTCTTTTTTCTTTTCTAGTCAGTCTTCTTTGCTGCATATTACTCTACTAAATTAAAACGTGTTAATAGTTGATCTATAGAATCCCTTAGAATGCTGCTTTTTAATTTCTTTTAAACGATCTCTAAAAGAAGCATCAGGCTTCTTTAGCCCTAATCTAATAGAATCACCGATACCAGGTGCTCCGACGATGAATTCAAGATGTGGATTTTTCTTGATAAACTTATCTAGAGAAGACATTGACATCATTTCTTCTGTCTCCTCACCTGTTGTTTTATTACGAAAACTATAAATCGGCATTAATATTACTTCTCTCTATATTTATGCAGTATCTGGAACATCATCATCATCATAATCATCGTTTTGTTGCAACAGACTATCAATATCTTTAATTCTTAGAGCTTTCTGCATGCGCTTATTACGTTTTTTTTCTAGATAGTTTGATTTATGCGCATATGGATTAAATGATGGGCCGTCGCCAAAATCGTCGTCGTATTTGTTTCTACTTTTGCTCATTTTAGAATAAACCTGGAAATGCTTCTTTCACTAGTTGTTGGGTGATTCCCTTATACGGCATCTTCTTATCTTTAATAGCACATAGAAGATCGGCGTCTGCTGGGGCTAGAGACTCAATGAACTCTATAAAGAGTGCTTCGCGTCGTAGAGGTTTAAGATTATCGTTACCGCCTTTAACAAATAGATATAATTTGCGTGCTTCTGAATATAACACACCTTCTAAATCTACGAGATCATTCTTTTTAAATGGCGGTACACCTTCTGGAAGAAGCCATTCAATCCTAGGATCAAATGCTCCTTGCAGAATTGTCAAGAGAGTAGAATTATTAGCATGTGTTCGTAATGCAGCTAGCTTATCTACTTTCCTAGGAATCTTAGAGATTTGTTCTAGAATCTCTGCAATACCCTGTTTCATACGAAGTCTCCCATACATTCCATTAAGTTCTTCAATCTATTTGCCATAAAATAATTCATAAGCTTAGAGCCAGTCTTGTTATACTGTTCCTCGTAAGAATCTATAATTTGTTTCTTTAGTTCAGTGGGTGTATTTGCTAGATCAATAAGAATACGATTCCTATTGAAATTGCGGTATAGTGGATGATCAAACTTACCGTGCAGACTAGTCTTAATTAGTTCATCCAATTTCTTCTGTGTTAGTGTCTTCTGTCGTTTACCAAGTACGAATGTATCGCCATCAGAGAGTACATTTGGAACACCATCACTCTTGTCGCCACGAAGAATATGTTCCTCGAGATATGCCTCTGGATTTGCGCAAACAATAAACTTCTTGCGAACAGGATCGTACTGCTTCACATCATTATAATGAAGCTGATTAAAATCTTTATCACCTGATATGATAAGAATATTATCAACTTTATGATATGTGTTTACTAGACACGCAATTGAATCATCGGCTTCACAACCATCAATATGAATAACACGGTATGGAAAGAATTCCTTCAATTCGGTGCGAATCTTATTCATACATTCAAAAATGCTAGACCAATTGATTTCCGATGTTTCTTGGCCCTTCTTACGATTAGCCTTATAATAAGGAAAGGCATTCTTACGCCAGCAATTTCCAGCATCGGCCGCAATAACTAGTTCACCATATTCATCGCGAAACTTTACATTCAATGAACGAATGGTATTGAGAATCATGTGTCGAAACATATTCTCTTCAACTGCAGCATTGGTATGGTTACCAATCTGCACCATTAGATTAGAAATCATGACCTGATTTAGGTCCAAAATAATCATAATATATTTCTCTTTTACTCTGTTATACTCTTATCAATAAACTTCATATGAAGTTCGTCAGCGATAGTAAAGTCATCCTCATCAGAGCGTATAAAAATCTGTTCAGCAACTGATTGAAATGGATGATATAGATCGTAGTACTTGCAAAGAAGTGCATGCATAGATTCTATCAAAAATGAACCATATTTAAGTTCATTCTCATTCTTGAATTCAGAAAAATCAAAACCAGCAGCATGCAATCTCTCAAATAACATTGGCGATATCGCAAGAAGTGTTTCTTGGATATGCTGGCTCTTCATTGTATCTACTGCATGCTGTGTCTCAATATCTGTTGGAGGAGGAATACGCACACTGGTATTCTTATTTGGGAAAGAAATGATATCTGCTGACATGCAATTCCATGGTTATTATTTCATTATATTTATAATTCATACTAACGTACACTACTCATTTATGTTCTATAAATGAATTTCTTTTCATGTCTAACAGGTGATCTAGTCTCGAGTGGATATCGCATTTCGAGTTCAAGAAGAGTATTTTCCCACTTCTTGAGAATCAGTGCAATATCAAATCGTTGATTAGCATAATGACTGACTGCCGAAGCACGATCTAGGAGTTGTTGTCTATTAGTAGTATACTGTTCAATTATGTAATCTAGATTTGCAGCAAAGATATTTGCATGTACAGAACGATCAGCTGCTCCATGATACATATGAGTGAGTGATCCACTGGTATCTGGTAGAGCTCCATAGTTAGGATGTACGCATGCAAGACCAGCTGACATAGATTCCATTAATACGCGACATCCAGTCTCGAGCCAAATAGATGGATATGCGAGAATGTGACACTTAGACAAATGTAATTTTACCTGATCATTTGATACAAATCCATGATAAGTCATCTGAGGATGATTAGAAATACGATCATAAAGTGACTTATAGTTCATATCAGCATCTTCCCAGCCATAAATCTTAAAGCTAGAGAACACATCTAGATGAATATTTGAATACTTTTCTGCTAACTTTTCAAATACTGGAACAAGAATTTCTAAGCCACGATGCGGTGTAGAACAATACACCAAACGAATAGTATCATCTTCTAACTTAGATTTCCAATCAGGCTTGATCGGAGTAATACCATTTTCAATTACAATGTCTCTATCAGAATATTCCATACCAAGAACGTATTGATATCGTGAATATTGCCAATTGGATACGAATACGAACTTATGAAAATTTAACCTAAACTGAGGATCCTTGAACTTCTGAGATTCGGGATCTTCTGGAAGATCATGCACATTCATAATTCTAATTTTATCATTCTTTAAGTCACGAACACGCGATGGAATAATTTGAAAATTTTCGAGAAGTGTTCGATCAATAGTACCATCATAGACAGAACGAAGCATAAGTTCTGTTCCACCGGCAGCATTCATCGATACTTCGTTCTTTTCAAGTAGATCATAATTATTCATTGTATATCCGATATTAATAGCTATTATCTAGAATCTGTGCATAGTCTACTGATTCAATTTTGAATGATCTCCATCCACCATTTTGCAGATCCCATACAGCCAGTGTATCTTTATTCTCAGCATGATACTTTTTCTCAGTCTCTTGCTCTTGAATATTTTCATTAAACGATGCTGGCAGATAGCGCGGCATCAGAGTGCAGCGCATAGTCCTAGACTGGCCATTGACCTTAGTAAACTGTATTTCTACAATATTCTCCTTAAGATCAGTGAGTAGTTCATCACGCTTATAAATCATAATTTTATGCCTCTCTTAGATATTTTTTTGTATCACGCGATTGATGTTCTATAATGGTCTGAAGCTCATTAAAACCGCCAATGTAAAAACCATCAATCACAATTACTGGATAAGTCTTAGCTGTTGAAAACTTTTCATTGAGAATTTCTCGTGTAAAGTCGACATTCAACTGCTGTTCCTGATAAGTAATTCTTTTATGATTCAAAAGTTCTTTAGCTCTGTCACAGTAACTGCAACCAGGTCTTGTATAAATCTCAATATGCATAATTTATTCTCCATAGTATTAAATACTCTTTGTTATGCTCTTATATCTGTCGGCAGCATAGGTAGCAGCAAATGCATTTGGTTTAACCATCGGTACAACATTACACATTGCTCTGATATAACCAATAGCCTCTTGCATAACACAATGTGAACCTTGCTTAACATCAGAATTAATATCTAAATGAATTTCAAAATGACGATCGCCAATCGATTCAGCTAACTCAAGATAAAGGCCCGCGACCTTATATACTTCATTCATAAGACGAAATCGTGGACGATCTCGTCGCTGATCAAAATCGCGCTGAGATTGAATTTCGCCAAAGATCTTACATCCATGGCATCCATCATAATGAATAACTGCTGCTAAAGTATAGTCGGCATGCCATACATCATTTTTAATGTACCGTGCAGAATCTGAGCCGAGATATATTTTGCTTGTAGCTGAAGAGTTAGAGATGAAATCTCTAACATAATCCATATTCATTTTAGTACGCATTTTATAAACTCTGTTTTTGGAGCGGGATGCCGGTAACGCTCCGGTCCTATCTAGCTTGGAAGGCTAGCGCACATCTGTCTATACCAATCCCGCGAATTTCTATAAATATTTATATGAACACAATTGAACAAATAGTATGGTGGCTAGCCACTGAAAATGGCTGTTACTGTGAGATATGCAAGGCTGGGATTTGGCTTAAGCAACTCGAGCCAACCAAAACTTTACCCTCATAT